TATATGATGTTCCTGCGTATCTCTTTGGGTATACGGGCTTTATAAAGTAAATCTCATTACCATATACATCACTCCGTAATTTAATGCCTGTTTTATTAGTTATTAATAGATCTGTAAGCCTTTCTGACTCTGGATATATGTTTAATACGCTTATAGGATATGTATCAGTATTTTTCCAATCTATATGACCAATTTCATCTTCCCAGAAACTAATATTATCTTCTCTTTTATTAATACCTGTAGAAGAGTACTCTAAGCTATTTTCTTGACTTTGATATCCATAATTTCGTAATATTTTATTATTGTAAAAACTTATAGAAGCGCTTTGATCATTGTTTTTGTATTCGTTTGTTTTTGCTTTAAAAATGAGCGGTGTTTTTTGTTTTATTTTTATATTACGAAGAATCTCTCCAGTATTGCTATTTTTAATATAACCGACACATTTAATGCCAGGTTCATATTTATTAGGATTAGGAACTACATAACCTGTACCATTGAACGCAGATAAGTCTATATTAAATGTTAACCCGTTAGAATAAAAATTAGTTGTTCCAGTATTTTTAAAAGACAATTGATACGGGTAAATTTCTGTACTTTTTATGTTTACAGGTTTGTTATATAAATTTGGATTGTATCTTTGATTTAAACTATTTGTAGGATTAGTATTATTAAATAGCTGTATTGCTTTTGCAGATTGTTTATTACCAGATACATGATATAAATCATTTGCTAAATATTTTTCTATTAATCCTTTTTCGTGTGTAAATTTTAAATTTTCTAATGTCTTTTCTTCTCCTCTAAAGTATCTACCAGGTAATCTTTCAAAATTTGAAAACGGTTGATTAACGCTCAATATACTTTCAGGAGTTGATATATTATTAGTTTCTAGTTTTAACTTCTTACCATTAGTGTTTATTGATATTGCCTGTAATATATTAGGTACTTCGTTAAGTACCTTACGGGTAATATTTAAAATTAAATCTTTATCTATTGCGTGAATGTTATACAAAAATTCATCAGAAACATAGCTCTTTAAATTTATTTCTATATTGTTTGCTATTTTTTGTATATTAATATCTTCTATAGCGGTGTTAGTATTTTCTTTTACAAATTCTTTACTACTGAGTAACCTAGCTATATAATTTTTTAAATATTTTTTTATACCTGCTTTTGAAGTTTTAAGTTTATTTTTTGATGTAGAAAACTTAACCTCTTCTCTCAAATCTCGAACGTTAGTTAATTGGTTTTGTATTATTTCAATAAAATAGTGAACTGATAATTCTAGTTCATATACATCATCAGTATCTATTCTCTCAAGAAAGCGTTGTACATTAGTATCTAAAGTTGATAAATTTAAATTCTTTAAAAATTGTATGTAAATATTTTTAGTATAATCGTTATTATAATTAGTATTTGTCTCTTTTTGATTTTTCCACTCAATAAGATAGTTATTATAATTTATCGACAACTCAGAAGAGTCAGAAATATCTTCATAATAAGCTTTCCATTCAATAAAAGATAATGGATTAGTTGTATTTAAATCTATTGTCATATATTAAGACCTTTCCTTATTTGATAATCTACATTTTTATATATTATACCACCAGTACTATCCCAATTACTAATAGAAGATGTACTGCGAGTAACAGATGTATAATCATTACTGAAATCTACAATACTGTTTTTTAAATTTTGTACAGAAGACGTAGTGTCGAAAGTTGTATATGGGTAGAAAATATAAAAACCATCTAAACCACTTGCTCCTGAAACTGAAGTATCTAATGGCCAACCCCAGTTACTATATACATTATAAGAGCTTAGTGGGTATGTAGAAGATTCTCCAGACGAACTACCATCAACATGTTTGGTTGCAACTTTTTGAGGTTTTACTACTACAAACTCATTGTTAAACTTTTGCCTAGCTACAAAATTAGTATAAGCTGAAACAGTGTATGTTGATGCTGTGATAGGGTTGTTAAAATCTACGTTTCTTCCGTCTGCTGAAGTTGTGTAGTAGTTAGAGTTTAAACTTTGTTCTTGTCGTTCATAATCCCCTAAGAGTTTAGTTAATTTTATACTAAACAAATCATATAACCGTTTTAACTCTGGAGGAGGAGTTGGTAATACAATATCTATATCTTCATTGAAGAAATCATAAAATGATTGTAAGTTATCTAGGTTACAATAATCAACATCGTTATTATTTGCAACAAAGTTTGCTATTTTTTCAAAAACTGTTTTACCGAAAACAGTAGGACTTGAGCTTGCTTCACCAACAAACGAAGTAAATATACCGTCAAATAAATTATCATATTCATGTAAAAAAGATTGAAATCTATAATCTTTTATTGTTTGAGAATAATCTATATCCTCGTTAGTTTTATAAACCTCAACATCATTTGTAGAAGGCAGTACTGTAAAAGTATAGGATGCTTCAATCACATTGCCAGTACCTGCATTACCAGCTCCTAAGTTACCTGAACCAACATCTCCATGAGAAGCTGTTAAAGCAACTGGACCAAGCGGGCCAGTACCATCATAATCTATTACCTCACCGAAACCAGAAACTGATTGAGTTGAAGTAAAGGAATCCAGTCTACCAGTTATGTTTAATGTCCATGTACCTGCTTCTTGTGGGGTAATGTTAGTATATAGAAAACTACTTAAATTTGTTTTACTAGTAGAAGTGTCATATGGAAATTTATTTGTACTAATACTACTTATGTTAGAAGTAGTTGTTGTAGTACCATCAGTCCATTCTAAATAAAATTGATTATCTGCAGTTATAGTATTAGTATTACTCCATAAAAAGTTAGGGTAAAATTTAGCAATATTTAACTCTCTATCTGCTAATGCTATAAACAATTGAAATTTATCTCCTTGTCTTTTATATTGTATACCAGACATTTCCTTCATACCTGTAGAGGTGAAAGAGAGTCTTGTAGGAGTTGGTTTAGAAATCTTAATTGGATAGCCAACCTCTGTAGTCGCGGTACCTACAAATGCGCCTACTTGATTTGTTTCTAGAAATGTTAAACCACTATTGTTAATATCTGAGTCAATATCATCTATATAAAAATTTCTTACTTTATGTTTACTAGTATCAAGCTTAAACAATAACCTCACACCAGGATTAATATTAGGTATATCATCATAATATATAAATGCTGGTGTATCATGGGCGGATACAGAATATGGATGAGAGGGTTGCATTGATGTAACTCCTGCCGTGTTTGTAAATGTACTATCATAACCTTGGAACGTACTTACTGTAGCACCTAACAAATAAGGAGTCATACCAGCAACAGTAAACTCTTCTACTTTATCTTCTAAAATTGGCTCTATTTTACTAGTAGAAGGATTAACTACATAATACTGATTGTTTAATTTAAAATTTAAACCTTTAATGCTATTAATTAGACTACCATCTTGTGGGTCAAAAAAAGCATTATACGGCACTAAGTGAGCGTATTTACTTTTAGTATCGTATGGTTTAGCTTTACTACCGCTCGCTGTGAGGTATAAGGTAAATTTACCATCCTCTGGTATGTCTTGCCATGAAGCAGAAACACCTGCATTAAACAAATTATTTTTTGATCCTGCTGGAAATTGAGCAGCAGAAACAGAAGCAACATAATTATTACTAATAGCTACATTAGTCGGTACATGATTGTAAACTGATACTGATTTAGTAACTGTGTTAATATTAGTATTACCTTCTTCGTTAAAGAAATACATTGATACTTTATATATACCAGGTACTTTATATCTATGAGTAGTTGTAGTAGTGTTAGCGGCGCTAAGAGTATAACCATCTCCAAAATCCCATACTGCGTTAGTATTAGATAATCTAGGTTCAAAATTATCTATAATTGAAGAGCTAGTACCTGTTAAATCTGCAGCAAAGGTAAAATTAGATATTCTAGTAAAACCAGCTTGACTAGTTGATAATGGTTCTACTTTAGTCACATCAATAAGAGGAGGAGAGGCTGATGTATTAACAGTAACAGTTATCGGTACTGGTATACTATCAGGAGTGTTGGTTAGTGGATTAGACATTAATATTCAACGACTCTATTGTTACTAGTTGATGATTTTACTTTAATTTTGTTTTTAAATAAAGTTGAATTTTCTATATAAGGTATTTGATAAGGTTTTAACTGACATCTAGTATCAATATTTTTTATATCTCTTCCATTATAAATTGGGTTAAAAATACATAAAGAAAGACCAGGTACACCAGATCCTTCTACATCAGTTCTTATTGTTTCTATTTTCTCTATACCTTTAATCTTTTCAAGTTCGTTATTCAAAAATCTCACATCTATTAAACCTCCAAGTTTTATAGAATCTATATAGGTTGTTATAGTATTAAATACTTTTGTTTTTAAATCTTCTTCGTTTATTAGAGAACGAGAACTTCTGCTTATTTCCAAACATGTATAATCTTTATAAGATGTTTTATTTGTCTCGCTAGAGAAGGATAAAGATAAATCTAAGTTTAAGTATACTGGATCAATAAAAGCAATTTCACTGTTAAGTAATTTGTAATCTTCGATCTCGCTTCGTATTTTTTCTTTTAGAGAATTAGAAAGATAATTAGAACGAGTTACTACTGTTTTATTTTTACGCAAATTCGGTACAATAGTTAGATATATGTTATTTGCATCTGCGCTATCTGCAAAATAAAATTGATTAAAAAGCGCGTTTGTATCTAATGTATAATCTGTTAGACCTAACTCATCATTAACATATTTTAAATAGTCATTAGTATAATCACTATTATTTTGTACAGTTACATCATAAATTAAGTTTTTATAGTTTCGTTGTATAAAACTTTTATAATCTCCTTTCGTAGTTAGTTTGTATTCTGAACTAAAGAACCGAGGTGCGTTTTGTTTTATTTCTGATACTTTTTCTTCTTCTCCAAAATCTGTACTATCTTCAGTATTATTAATATTAACATTTAATACAGATTCTATTCCAAGATAATTTAATGATGTATCTTTTATATCTGCCCATATAGTATCGTATTGAGAAGTATTATAAATGTTAATTGAACTATCAACAAATGTATTTTTGGTAACCTTGCCTACTTCCCCAGAGGATTTGATATAATAAATTGCGACTTGATCTCCGCTGTTTAACTTTTTACCGTTTACATTATTACCAAATTTTAATTCATAGTTTTTATTTTCATTATATCTAATTTCAAAAACTCTTTCATTTGCATTTGCTAAGAATATACTAGGCACTCTTTTCCAAGTATACCATTTATTTTCTTCATTTGTTTCTTTAACATAAACAAATATATTAAAGTGATCTATTATTACATTACCACCTGGTAATAAGTTTATTGTTTCAAATTTTTCTCCTATAGGATTAACTATAGGGTATTCTTCTATAGTTCCTTCATATAATAATTGGTTACCTGTTGCTGTAATAGTTTCTGTTTCAGATGTTACCTTTTCAAATGTAAGGTCGTTAGTGAAGGTAAATGTTTTACCTCCGGTGCTTGCAAACGTAAATTTAGGTACTGTATAGTAACCAGCAGATAAATCACTTGTACCTTTTATGTTCACTGGTAACACACTTGATTGTTTACCTACAGGTTTATAATCAATAAGTTTGACTATGCGATTTATATTTTCATATAACTCTGCATCATTAAAATTACTCTCTGAACTAGTCTGATTTAAGTAAAACAATAAAGTATGATATGAGTATGAAATAATATCTATAAGCGCAGAGATGTTACTACCTTCAAAGTTTTGATCTGTAAAATTAATATTGGTGTCGTTATTAATTCTAGATATGATTAGATCTCGTAAGCTTTGGGCATCAAAGCTTGCATATGCGTCTGTCGGTAAATCGAATTGTGTATATTTTGCCATTTTTATGTGTACCTAAACCCTGTTGCTGTTAGTAATCCGCTAGCGGTCCCTTTTTTATTATTTAATGATGGTATTATGATAGATATACTAATTTTATATTCGTTTTGATCAGGTCGTGCAATTATATCTACACTATCTACTGTAACTCGGGGTTCATACAACGATAACTCTTCATAAATTGTATTACCTATTAGATCTCCATTTTCCTTTGATATGTTCTCAAATAAATACTGTTCTAGGTCTAATCCAAAATTTGGAGATAATATTTTTTGTCCTTTTTTAGTATTAAAAGTGTTTCTTATAGAGTTGTAAATTGCAGCTTCATCATAACTTATTTTTAAATCTTGATTGTTTTTATTAGCGCCAACAGTTTTATTAGAGAGAAAACTATTAAGTTCTATATCTAAATGTAAGTCTGCATAAGAGTAATTACGATAACTATCCCTATTCTTTACATCTTTTAGGATATCTAATTTAAGAGCCATGTATAATTATTTAATTTTAAAAGGCTTAAAAGAATAAATAATTTAAATGAGTAAATTCGATACTATATTTGAACAACAAATTGGTCGATTTGTAAAATCCGGTCCTATTGCTGGGGATTATGTTAAGATCAAAGGTAACTGCGAATCTTCAGATTGGTATAAATCTCTTGATGAAGCTAGGCAAAACTATATACAAGAGATTAAAACTTTATCAGAACAAGGTAAACCTCTTATGTTATCTACTATTAAAAAAGCTGTATATGAGACAGGTACAACAGATACCCAAACTCAATTAGCAGATATTGCAGTAGAATACGCCCCAGGGTTATATCAAAACAGCTTAACTATTCCTTTAGAATTATTGGAGTTTAGTATATCTTCTGCAGATGCCCGTGGTACTCAAAAAGATCCTACTAACGATCAAAAAGATCCCACTACATTAAAACCTGAAGAAGTAGAAGATGCAGCGATTGAT